AGGTCTATGATATGTGCCTTGAATCGTTACGGCTGGTGCAGGTTCCGACGGACGTAGTCAAGGCCGAACAAACACTGCGCAATATTGTCGAGACCTTCGCCGACGCAACGCCAGAATATTGGCAATATACCATCGGCCGCGCGCAATTGGTCTATCATGCCCTCGAACGCCGTGGGGTGACAGATGGCATCAACATCTATCACCCGATATATGGTCTGACATTCAGTGGTCGCTCGAAGACCAGCGGCTTCAATATCCAGGGCACCACTGAAAATGATATCGTCAGACATGTAGACCACACATTTAATACCTTCATATGCCTCGACTGGATCGCTGCCGATATGCGCGTCGCCGGTTTATTGTCTGGCGACCAACGGCTCAACGAATCGTTTGCTGATTCGGACCCATACACATATATGGTAAAGACGCTCGATGACCCACAGGTCACGCGCGATATGTGTAAACGGGAACTCATTAGCAGTCTTTATGCTCTCGCTCCAAACAACCCGATGCTCGACTTCTATGACGGGCTCAAGAGTTGGATGGAGGCCCAAAAGGCATTCATCGAGCAGCATGAGTACGCCGAGTCGCTCTTCGGTCGAAGATTTCACATTACCAAGAACAGGACTGTGCGTAGCGTGTTCAACGCTATTGTACAGGGGTCTGTCGCCCATGCGATGCAAATGGTCATCGCGAGGCTGTATGAATCGATGGGCGATTATGTCTTAACCGAGATACACGACTCTGTGATCTTGGCGTGTGAGCAGGACCGGGCTACCGAGATCGTCAACAGAGCCGTGGATATCATGTCGCATCCGCTGCAGGGCGCCATTGAGGAAGACCCGGTATTTCCTCTGCGCGTGAGTGTTGGTCTCGACTGGCGCCGTTGGCAGCCATATAAGGTATACAGATGACCGATAATAAGATTGATCCGAATACCTGGTTCGCTACTAATGTGAAAGACAAGGATATTGCCAATGCCCTTGTCCGTGTCCGTATCAAGATCAAGAATCAGGTAATCGAGCGCGATTTCAGAACCGATGTCGCTATCGACTACAATCTCTTGCAGGAGCAACTACAAGAGGCGCCTGCGATGTTCTCATTCTGGTCCATGCTCTTGAGTGAGCAGAAATCGTTGGTGTCGCAGGTTGAACGCCTCATGCGGCTGCGTGCCATCCAAGTTGGAATCACGGAGCGCCAACGTGCTCAGGAGAATGGGTATAAGTTAGCCAAGCATGAGCTTGATGATCTCATCGAGGCCGACGAGGAGCACAAGTTACTCTGGGACACGTTTAACACTGAGAATCGCACCCTCAGCAAGATCTATGGAATTGTTGAAGCGCTACGCATGAAATCCGAACACCTGCGTAGCCTTGCTGGGTTTAAGCGCCAGGAGATGCGAGACACGGCTGGTCAGTAAAGCGCGGGAAGCACGTCTCTCCGCTTTTGATAACTATGTTGGGCGCCTCAGAGACCGCGTCGGTCTTAGGCGCTCGGTATGTCAGCCACCGTCCTTCGTGGTGGTCGTTGTTGCTGGCGGCATCGCAGATAGACTGCCATACATAGATGTATATAAAAGATGGCTACGGCCGACAGCAAGAAGCAAGAGTTTTTCAGGCAAGATTCAAGTAGGCAAGAAGCAGAAGGCAAGGTACTGAAATGGCTGACAAGGCTCTAGATCGCAAGGCAATGCTCCAGAGAATCCTGGAGAAGTCCAACTCGAAGAAGGGCAACTCACAGCGCGACCCCTTCGAGTGGAAGCCCCCGCAGGCGGGCAAGAACGAGAAACTCAAGATCCGATGCCTCTTCCTCTCGCCCCTGAACAAGGGCGACAAGTGCCAGACCGGCATCGCGAAGATGGGCATGGACGACGTTTACTTCGTCCGTGGCGGCTTCCACTGGATCGACAAGCGCCCGTATCCCTGCCCGAGGGCATTCGACGACAAGCCCTGCCCGTACTGCCAGCTGGGCTTCGACCTCCTTGGTGAGACGGAGGACAAGGACGCGCGCCGCGAGATCTCCTCGACCTACATCGCGAAGACGACGTGGACGGTTAACGTCTACTTCCCCATCGCGCAGGATGTGCCGAAGGATCTCCAGGACAAGGTCTTCTACTGGCAACTCCAGAAGACGATCTTCGACATGTGCGACGCGTGCCTCAACAACGAGAACGCTGGCACTGAGGACGATCCGCAACCGCACGGGTTCTTCTTCGACCCCACGCCTTTCGACCCGCAGCCGGATTTCGGCTACTACCCCTTCATCCTCACGATGAAGCAGAAGGGCGACTACAACGACTACACGGAGTCGAAGTTCTTGCCCAAGCTCGTCCCGCTCGCCGTGGACAAGACGGGCAAGCCCGACAAGAAGAAGATCGAAGAGATCCTCGCTCGTCGGCACGACATTGCCGCGAAGTTCCCGGTCCGTGATGATGCCAACCTGAAGTTCCTTACGGAACAGGCGAACAAGGTTCGTCGTGGCGATGATTCGTCGGGTGGTGACGGATTCGACGCGACCGAGGGTTCGGCCCCTGCGGAGGACGCTCCTGCTCCGAAGGCTGCGCTCACGGTCAAGAAGCCGACCCTGGCTCCGACCAAGCCCGCCGCGCCTGCTGCCAAGGTGGCCCCGGCCAAGCCTGTCACACCGGCTAAGGCTCCGGCCCCTGCGGCAGCGAAGCCCGCTGCCAAGCCTGCGGCCCCTGCGGCGAAGCCTGCTGCCCCGGCTGCAAAGGCCCCGGTGAAGCCCGCTGCCAAGCCCGCTCCGAAGGCTGAGGAACCCCCGGCGGAGGAGACTCCGACCGAGGAGACCCCGGCTGACGATCAGCAGGAAGTCGCTGAGGCTGCCGAGACTGAGACGGTGGCTGAGGAGACCCCTGCGGAGGGTACGCCCGCCGAGGAGACTGCGGCCACGGAAGAGACTCCTGCCGAGGAGACCCCCGCAGAAGAGACCCCTGCCGAGGAAGCTGCGGCCACGGAGGAGGCTCCTGCCGAGGATCACGATAACGAACTCAAGAAGCTGCTCGGCAAGATCAAGGCTGGCAAGGTCTAACCACCGGCAAACTTGGGCGGCCCGCTCACTGTAATGGTGGGCGGGCCGTCTGTGTTAGAGGGCATATATGGTCCCCACCGGGTATGACCACCTGCTGATTGATATGAAGAACTTGCTTTATCGCTCGTTCTTCACCGGATTCTATGATAAGGCGTTCAAGGCATCCGGTCGTGACTATATGTGCATAGTCATGAATTTCATCAGCGGGTACGTCAGCAAGTTCAGGCCCAAGGCTGTGCATGTCTTTTGGGACGCGCCTAGACAGGAGGTCTGGCGCAGAGCCATAATGCCCGACTACAAGGAACACCGGGCCGAGATGTATAAGGACTTGGAAGTCAATGTCCAAGATGAGATCGGGAGGCTAATAGAGCTTTCTACAGAATTCCTCAAAGCCTTCGGTATTCACCAATACTTCCGGGAGGGCCAAGAGGCTGATGATTTAGTGTATGCGTTCTGCGCAGCCAACCGGAGCGCCAGGACAGTGATGATCTCTAGCGATGGGGATTATCGCCAGATCATCTTCAATTACAAGAATGTGGATCTATATAACCCGTTGGACAAGACCAAACAACTCGTCCCGGTCCCCGAGCATGACCCATCAATTTACAAGGCGCTCGTCGGGGATAAGTCGGATAACATCAAGGGCTACTTCCGCCTCCAGAAGAAGAAGGCTCTGATCTATGTGACCGACCTAAAGGCGCGAGGCGAGTTTTTCGCCTCGCCTAAGGCCGCGATCAAGGACGAATCTGGTAAACTCGTTGTCGTTGGGGCGGAACACTTCAAACGCAATCTCGGGCTTGTTGACTTGTCGCTCTGCCCTCATCTCCTCGACAACTTGATGTACGTGACTGGGAAGCTGATTAAACCTGTCAAGTTTTCACGCCAGCGCATTGAAGAGACGATTAGCAAACATAAATTGCGCGGTTTGACGGCTGAACTGGGTAGGTATACAGCCCCATTCATAACTGGAGTGAACGATGGCTACGTCGCATGTGGTTAATGTTGGGCTCTTCAATGTCGACCCCACTGGCAATGTTGTCACCAAGGACGACCCCAACACAACACTCGGCACTCTATTGAAGACGAGCACCGAACACCGGGTTATTCCGGATGGTACGGTCCCGAATTCTACCAATTATCCGACTGTAAAGGATTATCTCGTAGCAGAAGCGGCTAGCGGGTTCCTCCTCAAGCATATGGATCAGTATGTAATCGTAACTGAGGGGTAATATGCCCAAAGCCGACACACCTCGCCTACCCGATGGGACGCCCGATTGGTCAGCAATCGGGCGTCGTTCTAAGCGCAAGGGCAAGACATACGAGCGGAAGATTGCCAAGCTCCTGTCTGATTTCACGGGAGAAAATTTCCGCAAGACGCCCGGTAGCGGTGGATTCAATAAGCAGGGCACGGTTATTAAGGGCGAATCCTTCTGCGGCGACGTGATCTGCGACCGTGCTGACTTCAAGTTCTGTATAGAAGCCAAGAACCGCGAAGTCTTCAATTTCCATTCTCTATTGGTGAACCCCAGCACATCTGCCTTTAGTGAATGGTGGTATCAGTGTCTTGAGGACGCTAAGTCCGTCAATCTGCTTCCACTAATGTTCTTCAAACCAGAGATTGGTGAGGATTTTGTTGCCCTCACGTCTGAGGGTGTGACAGCGCTCGGATTGCCACCGCCTTGGCCAACTGTGGTGCCGTGTTTTGTGTTATTCCCTTATACTAACGATCCCATAACCATCCCGCAGCTTACCAAGGTCCCTGGCCAGAAAAAGAAGGCCAAAACTAAGATTGAAGTAAGGCTC